TAATGCACCTATTCTTCCACCATCAGCAGCCATAGCTACTTCTTGTGGTTGCTCCATGCCTTGACCTTCTTGTTGCTGTTGCATGATTGCTTGTACGAATTGTTCAAAAGTTAATGTTCCACCTTGGTTTTTATATTTTACAAATTCTGCCATAAGCATTTGTTCCATTTGTTCTTCACCGGCTTCTCCGCCATTTAATAATCCAACTCTTCCGCCTTGTGCTCCAACATACGTTCCTGAGTAATAATTTTGTACATCTTCTAAAGTTGCTGGATCCTCTGGATCATCCTCTGATGAAATTGTATCTAATATTCCTTGATACCCTATAGAATCAATCATACTTTTTCTTTGATTTAACATTGTTTTTTGGAATTCAGTTAATCCAGCCACTAAATTATCAGGAGGTACGTCAGTTACCGAATTATTACCTAATGGTACATCGTCTCTACCATATCCGCCCGTATCAGTTCCTCCACTTGCTGAAGTTCCTGGCGACATAGCTTTTCCCTCTTTAGTGTCAGCTAAAGCTCCTTCAAAAAATCCTTGTCTCTCAGCTCTTCCGCCATCAGCTGCATAAAAATTTTGATTTACAAATTTTTTACCAGGCATGAAAGATAATGTGCTTGATGCTGGATCTGTGTAATAATTTCTTGCTTGGTTTCTTATGTTGGCAATACTTGAAGGAACTTGATCCCATGCTTCTTCAACAACTTCTTCCTCATCATCACCTTTCATAAAAAAAGGGGCTGCTAAAGCTGTTGCACCTAAGCCAAGAAAACTAGCTTTACCTGGATTTGCTTTTGCCCAGTTAAATGCAGAACCTGCGCCTCTTTTTATAAGACTCCCTAGGCCACTGAAACCTTTTCCCTGGGTCATTTTACCAAACCAACCAGCAGTTGGACCAAACTTATTAAGACCAAATCCTAGACCACCTATTAAAGCAGCTTTACCTAGTGGGCTTTTAACAATTTTTTTAACACCACGAACTGCTTTTTTAACTAAGCTTCCTAATCCGTATAGTTGTCTGGGTTCTTGCATTCTAGAAATTGCCATAATTTTACCTTAATCCTATGTTTTACTTTGTTTTACTTAACAAATCAAGAGCCGGCATGATTACTTTTACATCTTGTGCCATCTCCTCAGCCTTATAACCCTTAGTTTCCCACTCTGATTTTTCCTTAAAAAGCTCTCCTGTTTCTTTGTGTCTATAAGTTAATTCAACTGTTGCATCTTTTACTTCCATTAGTCTGTTTTCTCCTTTTTAATATTAAGATAACTAATACCAAACACCACACCATCACTTACTGTTCCTGCGGTAGTGTAGGCTAATTTAGTGCCCCCTTCTACAATTAAAGGTAAGGTTAATATTTCTACACTAGCTGCTGTCGCTAATGTTTGAGTATGTACTATCTCAAATGCATTGTTTTTAATTGTAACAGTAGGTGTATTAGATCCTGATTTATTAGTAACTCTTAATGATCTAACAATTATTGTTTCATTTACCCCTGGTTCTAACATATCAACAGACTCAGCTGATGTAGTTGTTTTACCATAAAATTTATATTCGTTTACTACTGCCATCTTGAAATGAAGAGTTTAATTTTGTAATCACACCATCAAGGTCCCTGACCAATGATTGTAGGTTAGCTCGGCTGTATTCTTCTTCAGCTCTTGTTAATGATTGTACAATCTTTGCCATTATAAAATACTTAGTAGTCCTCCATATCTTAAACCTACTCTTCCACCAGTTGCCATTAACTCTTTTCCGCCTATTCCTCCGGGTCTACCTTTCATCTCTGGACTTCTATCTTGAACCATACTGTCAACAATTTCATTATAAGTCATTCCCCCAGTTGCCGTAGGTGTATGTTCATTATGGTATTTCATATCCGCTGCAATTTTAGCATTTGTTGCTTTTTCTATGGCGTCGTTTTTTTGCTGTATTATTTCGTTTTGTTTTTGTTTTTTAATTTGTTGAGCTCTAAAGTTGTATCTAGATAAATTCATTTTATTCATTTGATTAGCTTTTTTTGCTGCGGCTACAGAGCTTGGATCATCCTCATCATCAGCTTTAAACATTCCTGTTGCTTCATTAAAAGTTGCACCTTGATAAGCTTCTTTACTACCTATTTTTCCAGTTGGACTTAATGCTTCGCTAAGGTTGCTAAAATCATCTCTTACCCCTTCAGCATAATTTCCAAATAAACTTTCAATATTTTTTCCAAAAGGATCTACACTATGTCCCATGTTTCCTTGGTTTCCAAATACTGTTGGACCGGTATACCCAGAGCTTTGTTTTATAAATGCTTGATCCAAAGGAGGTAATGATTCAAAGTTTTGAACACCCATCTTAGTTAAAAAACCGCTAATTGATGGTATTTTTCCCATCATAGCAGCAACTCCTTTTTTAGTGTTTTGCAAACCTTGTTTCATTTTACCTGCGCCTGTAAGGTCTAAAGGAATATCTTGGCCCGCTGCAAGATATTCTCCTGCATCTGCACCTGTTACACCCTGTTGATAAGTCGGCAACCCAAAAAATGTATCCTGTATTCTTTGATTATAAGTTGCATCTACCAAAGGAGTGTCTTGTTTTCTCATATAATTCTCAGTAGTTATTCGATTAAAATCATCAAAATTTATATTGCCTGCTTGAAGAGCACCTCCTCCTCCACCACTATTAGTAAAAGCTTCGGTATAAGGTATTCCATATGGTATTACTTCTTCTTCTACATTCGTAGTAGGTGGTGTATAGTTTAAAAGAAATCGATTTTGAGGTAAAAACTTTTCACCTGCATCATATCTTTCCTTATCAACGCCTGTATAAAAAGTAGACATTATCTTCTTCCTCCTGGATGTATGTCTAGTCTAAATGTACCTAGTTTCCAATCTTGAGAAGTACTTGTGTTTGCAATTTTAATAGCAATAGATCTCGCTCGTAATCTTGTATCTTTTTTAGTAGTAGTTGAATCAACACTAAAGTTTGTAGTAGTTCCAGAACTATTGGGATAGTTTTTAGTTACAAAACTAACTTGTGTGTTACCTGTTTGTGAAATAAAGTCTGGTATAAATCTACTTATTCTCATTATAAATTCTCCGTCTCCTCTAAGGTCGGGCATTCCTACAACCTGTCCACCACCTCTAGCTGCCTTTTGAGTAATGTCAAAATCTCCAGATGTAATAGATCCTAAAACTGCTGTTATTATTCCCCCGGCAGTAATTTGATCGGTCCCTGTTTCGTGTTCATAATATATAGTAATTCCATCCGTATTACCAGTAACATCGAAAGAGGCATCATCGCTTTCCGTATAATAAGTAGCATGGGGTCTAGCAAATACCGATGAATCAACCCAAGCTGTTCGAGCTAAAGTTCCTGTTGTCCATATAGGACGTTTAATTGTAGAGTCTAAATAGTTATATGTAACAACCCTATTCACTACATCTGATGCTGATGTACAATAAAACCAACTTATTTCACCAAATAGATTATTTAAACCAGCATTTACTAAGTCTCTTGAAGTAGAGTTAAGGTCATCATAAACAGCGTCTTCTACTAAACATGGTAATGATTTTAATTGACCATCATATGCAAAAAATCCATTTTCCGACATCCAATAGGATGTACCATCTACTTCAATACAAGCATTTTTTCCTAACAATCCACAGTTAGTTCCTACTTGTTCAAAAGAGAAAGTAAACGGTTGACCAACAAACTTCATTAGAAACAATGCTGTATCGGTCCATACATAAATTGCGTCCCTACCTTTAATAGCTCCCATAATTTTAGAGCCATCAGCAAGCCTTTGTGTGCCTGCGGTATTAGTTGCTTTAACAGTGTAAGAGTCAGTGGCATCAATACTCTCTTGAGAAGAAAATCTTATAAACATGTCATCTTGAGTGGTAGTATTTCCAATAGTTGTTTCGGTTCCAAAAAATACTAAGTGTCTATCGGGTGTAGATACCAATACATGACGTGATGCTGTTGGTGCGTTTGCTAATAAAGTGGCCCTGTTATTTGTTGCACCACTTGCTGCTGCATCCCATTCAAAACATTTACCATTATAAATAAGTGCAATTAATTTTGTTCCATAGTTATCTAATATCCACATTCCAGGATCAATTGTAAAGTCAGCAGAAGATGGATCACCCCATGCAACATATCCTGATATATTGGTTACAGTATCACCACTACTATGGCCAGCTTTAGTTGTACCATTAACTTCTCTGGCACCCCCACTTAAAATATTGGTTGTCGTATTATTATTGGTATAACTTATATCTTCTGATCCAATTCTTATTTCCCCAGATGCAGGAAAAGCAGCAGAATTAGTTAAAGGAATATCTGTTACAGTGTCATTAATAGTAGAAGCTAATGTATTTGTAGAAGCACCTAAAGCAAGACCACCCCATAATGCTGTTCCCCAACCATAGCCCCCTAATTGTAAAGCTGGTCCTACATTATAATAACAAAGAACTGATGCTGATCCAGCATTAGTCATAGGACTACTGCCTTCAGCTGAGGCCATTGTAATTGTAAAAGTTGTAGTAGTTGGTATTGAAGTTACCATAAATTTTTCATCTTCAAATGTAGCATCACTGTAAGCTGATGTTCCTGGTACACTACTTACACTGTCAAACATGACTATGTCATTAGCTACTAATCCATGAGCCCCGCTACATGTAACTGTAACAGTTGTTGAACTGTTCGTGCTAGTAAAATTAGCACCTGTTAATGTTGTTCTAATAGGATGAATATCGTAATACACATCTCCTGAATAAACATAAAGAATTCTATTGGTTCCTATAGCTGCATATTTAATACCAGCATTATCGTCCCAATGATGAACTGCTCTACAAGCCCCTGTAAGTTTAGATTGTCCTAACTGTTGCCAGCCACCTATTTTCTCTGGTGAACCATATCTAAACCTTACGTTATCTCCGTCAAACCATTGCCCTTCAGCCCCAGTTTCGGTAACTTGTTTATTAAATCCTGGAATAAAACCTAATTTCTGTAACATATAAAAACCTGTTTATTAGGTGTTATAGCAGATTAATGGGGATTTCAATAGATTATTAAGGAAGGGGAAACTGTGGTGGCATTTTCCCCCACCAAGCTTATTATATAAACTATTTTTTAGGTAATGTAAAGCCTTTATACCAGGCAGGTAATCCTAAAAAAGGACGTTGATCAAATGCATTTTCTTTAGCTTTTTTAGACCCAGTTTTATTGTAATGTAAAAAAACTTGTGCACAATCTTTTCCTTTAAATTCTTCTCGCCAATGCTCTAAATCACATCCAGAATATATTAACATATCTCCTGGTTCTAAATCTATTTTAACACCGGCTTGGCCTACTTTACCAGTAGGATCTAAATATATAGGCCATGATTCTCCGCCTAAATTTAATGTTGTAGATATCTCACAACTAAACCTATCTTTGTGTCGAGCTAATACATCTCCTTTTTTATATATTCTAGCATAAGAATATGTTTCAGATAATTTAAGACCTGTATCTTTTTCCATAACAGGTTTAACTCTTTGTAATAATGTTTCCATTACTAAATCTGCATAATGTGAATATGTATTAGGGACTTGAGCATCATTCCATACTCCCCAATAATCAGTAAAGGGAGATATATATTTTTGATCAAATAAAAATCTAGCTGCTTTTCTTTTATTTAAGAAATAAGCAAAACAAAAATCAGCCATTTCTTTACTTATAGTTTTTTTTAAAACACTGTATTTATTTTTTTTAAACGACATTTAATGCTCCTTTCAATATAGCTTGACAGTTCCAATGTATAAATCTAAAGGGTTCATACCCCATATCTACTATATATTGATGCGGCATATATGAGGGAAAGAATATCATTCTTCCCGGTTTAACTGGATAATTAATTTGCGATGACGCATAAGTTACTTTGGTTTTATCTTTTTCTGGTAAAAGATTCATTACATTGCCTGGTCTTGGATCTTCAAACAAAGGCATTGATGTTTTTTCACTAGCTTTTAAAAAATAAAAACCAGAAATGTGACCATTCCAATGTGTGTGTAATGTATGATGTCCTCCACC